AATCAGGATAACAAACTGGTCAATCTGCACTCCAAACATCTCCTGATACATCAACGAATACGCAGTACACTGCAATTTGTAGTCTTCAATCATATCATCTTTTTTGTTGTTGTTTGAAGTCTTGAAATCAATAATTGACAACACACCATCATATTCCCCCACACAATCGACACGACCAGCAACCTTTGTCATTTCACTGAACATTGGTAACTCTTGGGCGCGAATATTGTCAATTTTGTTTAGGCGGAATTTCAGCTGATTGAACATTTTCACATTCAACGCTTCGTGACCTTTTTGTGGATTGTCTATATTGTCGAGATAGTGTTCGGCCATCTCGTGAACTGCTGTGCCACGATCAGCACAACGCTTTGTTTCTTTCTTGGCCTTATCAATACCAAGCGATTGTTGCCACTCTTTTAAGAATGGTTTTTCTTTATCGCCAAGGATTGTTGTAATGGATGCATATTTCTCACCATTAGGAATAGTGTACCAACGTTTGCCGTTAGTAATTTTTGCATCTAATTCTTGAAATTGGGGTTTGTTTGTATGAGTGAACATACGAGTATTTATCTTCATAGAAGACGCATTATCCATTAAAAATGGATAAAGGTCAACAGATTACTTAAACGTTTTTGCCATTTTCTTGACAGATTTTTTAACCTGAACGTGAATATCATCAAGATATCTGTCTGCAAATTCGTCAAGTGCTGCATCATCTTTTGCCAAAGAATTGATCCACTTTCCAAATGTTGGGAATTTTACTTTCATATCTGGGTCATCATCAACCATATCTTGATAGACCTCTTTCTCCGTGTCAATCATCTTCTTTGCAACACGCTCACCAACAACACGAGCCATTTTTAATTCGAGGGCTTCCGCACTCGCATTCATTTCGGTAAGAATCTCTTTTAACATTACTCTTCACCCTTTGACATCATTTCAAGACCTGGAAGAACAGCTTCCAAATCGTCTGCGTTAAGGTCACTTAATGGTTCTTCTAAATCTCCAACCATTTCAAGAATATCATCCATATCTTCACTAAACCCTAATGCTTTCATATCACGCTTTGTGCTTTTTTTCTGTACGTCATCTATCGTATCAAGTAATGCTTCTACTTGATCGTAAAGAGTGTTCATTACTTTGAAACACCGCTTCGCAGCATCTTGTTTCTCTTTATCGTCCATTTCAACGATCATATCATCGTCCATTTGTTCAATTGCTTCTTTAAGTAAACTCATAGTATTATTCCTTTATTTTGTCTTTTTGGGTGACGATGGTTTGCCAGCTAACCGACGATTCATTTTAACTACCATTTTTGAAATTGCTTTTCTCTTCGTTATTGCTGACTTGCGAATACGAATACCTTTCTTTGCACGAGAAACTTTACGACCGTGGCGAACCTTTCTTGGATCTTTGCGAGTAGCACAAGCTTGTGGTGTAGCGACAATTTTGCCTTTCTTAGGACCAGCAGTACAACGATACTGTCGTTTGATTGCAGTACCAACTCGTTTGAACTGGCGAACTGCAGCTTCAGCAAGAATGTTACCATCTTCATCTGTCCACACTTCTATGCATAGATTCTCTTTAATTCCAGCCTCCTTAGCTTTTCTTTCCAAGTCGTCAGCCTCATATTCCATATCATCTAAATTGCCATACATCATATTGTCATTGTCTCTCTCGTATCCTCTAGAAAAACCCGCAACACTCTTTTTGAAGTCCTTAGTTAATTTGTTGTACTCTTCTTTATCGATGACATCATTTGATAATAATAGATCTCTATATCTTTCAAACTTTTCTATCGCTTCGGCCTGTTCATCCTCAACATTCTCATATAAAATTTCATCAAGTAACATAATTACTCTCCAGTTTCTCTTTCTGCATCTTTAATTTTCTTAATTGCCATTTGGTGACGTTTATTTTCAGCAGCAATCTTCTTCTGCATAGTGTCCGCACCACTCATCTCTTTATCTAAGCGACGTTTGGTTGGATCGTCTTTCAGTTGTTTTCTTTTTGCAGCCTTTTGGCGAGCATCAAGCTTTGAATCGTCCGTGCCAGTATAATCAACCGTATTGTCTTCTTCCATTTCTGTCATAAGAAACTTTAAGAAAGTAGATTCCTTTACTTCTTTCTTCTCTTCTCTCTTTTCGGGAGCCTCATCAGCAACATCTTCACCTTCTTTGTTTTTGGCCATAACTTCGGCAGCAGCTTCTAACGACTTGTTAAGTAGTGTCATAGCACGTGGACCTACACGACGTCTCATTACTTGAGTTTTAAGTTCAGGAAGCATTCCTTCTGATTTAATAACTCGTACAACTTTTTCAATTGCACCAGCATCAAGACCGAGAAAATCTCGTAATACTCTCTTTGCAATGCTTACATTATTTTGTTCTTTAGCCATTTCAAATCTCCCTTAATATTCCAATTCTTCACCGAACAGTTTCTTGAATGCTGATCCAAGTGGAGCAGCTTCTTCATCATGACTCTGATCCATCTCTATCGTCCAAGCGTGCTTTATAACATGTTTTATTGCCTTTAACTCTTCAGGTGTTAATTTGTTAATGTTCTCATTCAACTGTATTCCAGCCAATTCCATTAGTCTTTCTTTTTTCATAACCTTCCCTTAATTTTGTGCTCGTAACATTCTTTGAAGTAGTGTTAACAATTCTTCTTTGCTAACTTCTGGAGCAGCGGTCAACTCCTCCTCTTCAGGATAAGTATCATCTTCACCTTCTGCATCCATCTCGTGTTTATATTTTGCTAATTGCGCAAGACGCTTTGCTTCTTCATTTTCTTTTTTCTTTCGATCGTTATGGGATTCCATATCAAGAATCTGTTCTTCTTGTTTTACTTTAGCGACGGATGCTTGTGCAGCGTAACGAGACTCTTCAGCCTTTGCTTCTGCTGTTCGTGCTTCTGCTTCTGCTGTTTTAGCTTCTGCATCAGCCTTCATCATATCAATAACTTGTGTTAGGGCAGATGCTGCATCGGCTTCATCTGTGTCAGCTTCCATATCCATATCGTCAGCTTCCATATCCATATCATCACCTTCCTCATCGCCACCTTCACCTTCAATATCAAGATCATCACCTTCACCTTCTACGGTTTGGCCTTCCTCTTCTTCATCTTCTGGGATGGCTGGGAAATCAACATCAACGATTTCAAATCGGTCTTTCATATCAAATAATACTTCTGCAATTTCTTGTCCGGTGTTGTCGTTATCTTCATCTTCATCTTTCGCAGCAAGCGCCATACCAAGTGCAGCTTCGAAATCCTCTGCTTGGTCTTTGCGGACTGTGACTTTAATGATGATACCATCTTCATCTTCGAGTGCGAATGTTGTTGTTTCTTCATCGGTAACATTTGCACGTTCAGATTGTTTTAATTTAGAAATTACATCAGCTTGATCAAAAGTGGACTCTACAGCCTCTTTAAGATTGCCTGCTTCGTCGTAGCGACGGTAATCAGCATACTCGTCGACAGTGAGAGGCTGGTCAAACTGGTTAGCCTGTCGTATCCACTCTTGGATAGCTGCAATGCTGTCCTTTGGAAACGCTTTTCTAACTTTCCGAATTATGTTTGATCCAGTTACTTGATCAGCTTCAGTTACTACATTAGCAGGAAGGCGACGGATCATCTTTCTTTTCTTCTTTTTCTTTTTGAATTCGGATTGGGAGTTTACTTCACCAACTCCACCTCGGACACCTGCAATATTGCCAGCAGAAGTAGCACCAGCTGCAGCTTCTTCGTTTATTTTTGTTAATTCTTGAAGCAATGATTTCATAATAAGTCCTTGTTATTCGCTCTTTATCTATTTATGAGTAAGTGATTGTTACTTCGCCTGTTTTGCTGCTTTTTTGAAGTTTGCAGCACTGAAATTCAATCTGTCTACTAATTTGATTGCTTTATCTGTTAGGTGTTCAACTGCCACAAATCCTTCTTGTGGTGTTACTTTCAATCCATCTTCATCTTGCAAGAATGTTCCCATCTTATTAACAAGCTCTAACTTACGGATTAATAACAACTTTGCCTGATTTATATGCTTCTGAAATTCAAAGACACTCAACAATAATGGTTCCATTTCATTGATAGCCTTCTCTTGGCGCTCACGTTTGCGTTCAGCAGCATCAGCAGATTCCGGCTTCTTCTCTTTCTCTTTATCAATTCGTTTGTGCATAAAACTAACCAGCTCATCCACGTGTGCTTGTGGGTCATCAATATGCTTTCCGCTGCGAATTGCCTGGTTTAAGTTCATATGAATCAAACTCTTGTATGTTGATTTCAAATTATTCAACTCATCTTTGTTGATTCCGGCGAGAGATTTAATCGCACCATTTATGTGGTGTGCGACGGCTTTCAGTTCTTTTTTGTTCATCAATGCACCAGACAAATCTTTGTATGTCACATCATCCACCCACACATCTGCAGTCTTCGATAGTTTCTTGATGTCTATTTTGAATGTGGAGCTCAAATTATCCATATTGTCGCCAGAATAGCTTGTGTGGAAGACAATACCAATCTTCGCTTTTTTCATCTGGTCAGCCAATTTTGAATCAGCAGGAACAGCGTATGTAATCGTATTTGGGGTGAAGGTTAGATACTTCTCACCTTCATAAGTCTGTGTTTTGAACATTTTGGAGGTGAACATCAAATCTCCTTGAAGGATTCCTTTGATGTTTAATTTCTTGAGGTGTTTGAATGCTAATTTGAGAATTTCAGCAAGATCAGGCTTGTCGCCATACAATTTGTCGGCATCGGCAGGCGAGTATATAATCTTTGGTTCTTTCTTACTGAACACACCTTTTGTTCCAACAAAGAATTTACCAGATTCTGGATGCTCACCAACAAACAATGCGGGACTACCGTCATATTTCGTTGTGATCTTGACTTTGCTATCTGACCCACCCATCAACAACCCAGCGACATATTCCAACTGTTTTATACTGTCAATCGCACCATCATATCCACGATCTATAATCATATCTTCTGCGTGCGTCATATGTATATTCTTTCCTTCGGTCAGAAGGTTGGAGTTAGATTTCAGGAATTGTTTGAATGTCTTGTGCATTATTGTATTTATGCTACCCACAAAAAGAAACCCCGCTTTGCGGGGTTTGATTTAAAGTACTTCAGTATTGTCCGTTTTAAACGTCCGCCACTTGATTTCCGGTGGTGATTTACCATTCGTTTGTTCATACCATACTTCAAACTTTGCAATCACTTTTGAACGATCTACAACATATTTGTTGTATGCCTTCAACGCCTCAGCCATCTCATCTTGCTGTTCGGTTGCCAGATCTGTAACATCAAGAGCCTTGACATTTGTTTTCGGTATAAAAGTTGGAATGATTGTGCGTTCGGTTACTTCAAACCGATCCATACTACCACTGTTATCGTTAACCTTCGTGTAACGAATTTTTTGAACTTGACGTTCTTTAAGCATCGTCAGGATTGGCTTCGGCAACAACTGCTTCAACTGGTGCTGCTTCTTCAACTGCTGCTTCTTCAACTGCTTCTGCTTTTGTGTCGTTGGCTGCAACAGCTTCTTCCTGTTCCTTACGAACAGTAACTACGATTTCACGAGTAACATCACGAATAGCGGCTTGGACAAGCATCAAATCGTTTTTTGCATCAGCTTCGGACTGACGCCATTCGTTGTATACTGCTACAAGTTGTTTTACGGTATCGGAACACCCTTCTACTGCAATTGGGGTTTCGTCTACATTGATTACTGAAATTGGTTCTACTGTTGGCATATTGCTCTCCTTTGTTTTTGTTATGTCGTGTATTATACTTTATTCTAATATTAATGTCAACGTCAAGATGTTGATTTTATTAAATCTAATAATCCGCTTCCATCACCTTCTGATAAAAAATCATCATTGTTAGATTTTTCGTTGGTAAAAGATACTCCCCCATTATTTGGCCCTTGACCGCTTGGGTCAGTAACTCTTAATGTTTTTCCATTCCAGGCAAGGTATATAGTCTTACCAACCCCATCGCTTGATCGAGTCTTTAAAAACTGCATTGCAATCTCACCAGCAGTACGCATAGCATCTGTCATTATGATAGAAACATACACATCAGTGGTGTTGATTTTACTCAAACCACCAGCAATGTGGCTGTGGTTCAAATCTGTTTGTCCTACTGCACCCCTATTTTGTTGAGAGGCAGTCACTACAAACATATTATACTCTGCTCCAATATTTCTTAATTCTTCTGATGCTAATTTGTCTTTTTCAAAAACATTGTCAGCAGATATTTTACTATTCGTACCCATAATGTCAAGATAATCTACCACCAACATATCGGGTACCATTCCGAATTGCAATTCAAATTCTTTTAGATATGCTCGGAAATCGTTGCTGTTTGAACCAGCAGGCATATACTTGATGAATAACTCACCCATCTCACCTTTCACTGATTCTAACTTCGTTGCTGTTTCAGTTACTCGCTGTTTCCACTCTGCCTGAGTGATACCAGTAACCATACTATCAAATCGTTGCGATACCATATTCTGTGACAATTCGAGAGAAATGTATAACACACTCAATCCTTGCTCCATCATATTCAAAGCCAGATTGGCCATCACAATGGATTTACCACCACCAGAGTTTGCTGAGAACAGCGTCATCTGTTTACGAACAATGCCACCATTTAGTGCATCGTCAAATTCTTTCCAACCAGTTGGGTGTGGTCGTTCACCTTCAAGCATTTCTCTCATTCGTTCCTCCGGGTTTTCAAAATACTGTAACCCCAGATCGCGGTTTAAAGAAACTGTTATTGCAGTTTTAATCAACTCCTCAACCTTGCCATAATCTCCTTTCTCAATTAAGTCAGGAGAATTTAATATAGCACCTTCAATAGCCTTCCTCTTGCAGAATGTTTCTATCTCATTCGCACAGTATTCAATTTTGTCTTTTGTTATTATTTGTGGTTCAAGTTTGGTTCCAGTCTCAGCTTCAACTTGCATAACATCTGGAATAGTATTATATTCATCGTAGTAATTTTTTACGAATGTAACTGCATTACGAAGTTCTGGATCAAAGTAATTTGGTAGAACGATTGGTGAGCATAATGCGAATGTGTCGTGGGACGCCACTAAGTACTCAACTAAGAGCTTTTGTTTTTCTATATTCATTTATTCTTCTTCTTATTGTTGTTGTTGTTATGAACGATATTATACGGAAGGTATCCGTATAAGTCAACGGTTATAGAATACGAATGGAAGGGTACACACTCTCGATTAGGTTATCGTATGCATTCGCCTCGTTGTCATCATAATAGAATGATGTGGAAGCTTCGGCCGACCCAATACCAAACGGGTCAATAAATTTATCGGTGATCTTATCCACTACTTCATATGGCTCTGCTGTTAGTAAGAATAATAGTTCATTCTTACCAAAGTTAAGTTCATCAAAAATAATGCCATTTATACGGTTAACATAAAAAGACGATCCCGACACAATCGATGGATCACTGATATCTAAACTGTGTGTGAGGTATTTTGTCCCATTGACAAAAATACCATCAGTAGCATCCGCCCAAGGAGATACGGTAGAATTTGGAGGGGTTGAAATTATATTGTATACTACAGATGATACGCTGCCATCAGGTGCAATGTATTCTATTTCAATTGATGACACAGGATCAACTGTTGCAATTGTTAATTCAGAATTCTTCGTTAATAAGAATGGTTGAATTTCATCAACAACTTCAGTTGGTTGATTTATTATCACAGGTTTTGATGAACGCGCAATACACTGGATTGTCCCTTGCTCAGGTCTATCAAACTCAACAACAAATTCGTTAACACTTACAGTTCTAATATCCTCTGGTGTGATTTCTAATAACTCTGTTGTTGCTTCTTCATAATTTCGTAATTCACAAGGCACACTTGCGCTAGCTTCAGTCGACACCGAAACTGGTCTGGTGACGAATACTTGTATTGATGGAAACACTCCCAGATTGTGAACAACAGTCCAAGTGTCAGACTTAACAGCTTGTTCGTGAGTATACAACATCTTCCGTTGTGACCAATCATCCAGCCCTTCCACTGCTGCTGGATATTCACCTCGCAAATAATCTTGTTGGAATTTTATTTGGGATAACTTACCACGACAACCATCTGTAATAATGCACCGCTGAACGACCTCCAACCCTTTCTTATTTTGGGGGAGGTCGATCTGTCGATCACAAGTATCACATAAGTAAGTTACTATAGCCATCTTTATGCAAGAACAATACCCGAAGTTTGTTCAAGATATCCTTTTTCAAGCTGATCATTTGAGAGTGTAATCTCACACATAATCGCGGTTTTTGGAATATCAAATTCACCATCTGGATCACTTGCAACATAAGGGATCAACGCAAGCTGTGCTTGTCCTGGGCCAATTGGCGTGATTGCAATTGTTCTTGGTTTTATAATTTTGATATGATTATCTGTTGAACCATCCTCTACACGAGTGATTACTTCTTCCCCAGACATCATTTTGAAAGTTTTTACTTCGGCCATTTTTCTTCTCCTGTTATATTTATCGTTATAATCTTATATACATAGCCCACAAATCAAGTGGGATAAACATCACACTCTGTACAAATAGTGGTCTGTTCTTTAATATGTGTGCAGCAAGTCCCCAGATGCAGTGTGCAATAAAAAAGCCCACAAACACCCAAGCGGCTGCTGATAGTGCAGCAGATATGGAAACCAATATAGCACTTATTTGCATATTGAATGTTCCTATCCACTGAAAGTTTTCCAACCATTTTGGAGATGTTTCCAGCCTCCAAAAGAAATATTGCCACGCTGTTAATATTTCAGTCATTATCTTCCCATCTTATCTTTGTCGCCTGACCCAAGAAAACCAATGAACACTGGAATCTGAAAAACATCGCCAGGCTTTGGAATATTTTCACCATTAAGTTCATTGAATTCTGACACCAACATATCCAACATATCCGCTGTCATCCCCTGATGGTTCAATTTACGGATAACTGCACGAATGGTTTCGCCTGGACCAAAACGGTGCTCTACTGGTTTGTAAGATAATGCTGACATAGTTATGTATTATATTATATTATATTAATGAAGTCAACAACTCATCATAATCTATTGTGTTTGCACGAACGGCATAATAATAGGGTATGTTGTATAAGATTATTTCAGCTTCAGATTTGATACCCTCATTAAGATTGTCGGATACATATGTGTATTGTAGAAGGTCAGCAATAATTTGGTCTGCTTGTTCTTTGTTATTGAATTGTTCTAATATAGCATCGAATGCTTGTTGATATGAATCATTTGAATTTTTAACTTCCCTACTATACATAAATTTAAAATTGTTGGTAGGGAATACATAAAACGGTTCTGTGTTTGTATCTTCGCTAATATGAACAACCCCACTAACGAAAACTGCTCGTTGTCTTAATTTTGGTTGCTCTTGTTTGAACGCCTCATTAAAAGTTTCAGAAAACGCCGTATTGCTTTTGTGATAACGAACTTTAACTTTCTGTAAGTCATCATAGGATGAAGGTAAAGATTTGAACAATGGCAAGTGTTCAGACTCGTTAAGGAATCTGGAACATTGTTTGGATAACAGTGAGTATCCTGAATCGTCGGGCTGTCGCAGTAGGCGTTCTATTAGCATATTACTATTTATGCAAATAGAAAAGGGCGCAATGCGCCCTTCCATTCAACTGTTTCTTGTTACTTTCTTGCTGTCGATGCTGAATCAATCAGCTCATTTGCGTTCGCGATTAGCTTCGGAACGATATACTTCGGACCGTACTCAATGTTATCGATGAGATAACAAAATTCCACCTGCAAACTGTGCAACTCTGTTCCCTTGGAATTGTTGCTGCCGAATGGACGAGTAGCTTTCGCAAACGCGTGATTTAGGTAACGAATTACCTGACCAACATTAAACTTCTTTTCTTCTGTGGACATAGTTTTCTCCTAGCCCGATAAAAAACACCACCAAATCTTGTTTGATGACCCATTTGTCATTTAACTGACACCTTAATTATATCATATGTGTGTGAAGAAGTCAACCTTTCCTATATTTGTACACAATCCCCACCATAAATACATCAACACAGTAAGGAAGAATATATGAAAATTTACGGCGCAGAGCTCGCAGAAGGCTCTGAAATAACAAATATGACGGTTGCAACCGGAACGGCGTTTCCAGGAAATGCAAATAAAGGCGAAATGTTCTTTCGTACCGATACTGATATTCTATATGTATACAATGGCACATCTTGGACTTCTGAACTAACTACCCCTTGGATTGCAACCGGAAATGACGTTTACTTTACTGGTGGCAACGTTGGTATTAGCACATCCACTCCTCAAAGTATTCTTGATGTTCAAGGTGGAGGCAGCACTTCACTTATTATAGGAACAGGTCAAAATACTGCGTCAGAGACTACAACATTAGAATTCCGTGGTCGTTATGGTGGAGGAGGATTTACTAATGGACAAATTTTAGCGTCAATAGAGATGTTCCGAGATGCAACTGGAAACGGTCGAGGTGATTTAATATTTAAGACTGCATATGATGTTGATGCTACCGAGCGTATGCGCATTGACAGAAATGGCAATGTAGGTATTGGATATGCAACCCCTGCTGAGACACTAGACGCTGGATGGAACTCAGCTGGATTTGCTGGAATTAAGCATTACACAGGTTCTGGAATCACAACAGGTGCTGGTACTGGTAATGGGTTTGTTATTGATGTAAATAATGAACATGGAACAACATTAAATACTAATTACACATACACTGTTCGATTATCAACATACGGTACTGGTACAGTAACAGGTGCAACATATGTTGTATATTATACTAGTGTTTGGAATATTAGAGCAGTATCGTTGGGTGGCACTACTTCAAATCATCCACTGTTAAGCCTTTCGGGTTCCAATTTAACAGCATATACCAACCATGCTAGCGCGTACAACATTCGATATAATGTGGAGGGATTGTCTGTTCAAAATATTCCTTCATCTCCAGACACTTTGGGCGCTGATAATCATTGGCAACGAAGCATTAACGACTTATATTATACGGATGGTAACGTAGGTATTGGCAACAGCTCTCTTGAAAACTGGAATTCTTCCTATACAGTAATGCAACTTGGAGCTAATGCATCTTTGTGGAGTCAAACCGCTGCTGGTGGTTCTAATCAATTGCGATTATTTCAGAATAGCTACCATAATGGAAGTAATTATATATACCAAGATACAGGCAACGCAGCATCATATGCAATAAATAATGGAACTCATTCTTTCCAAGTTGCGGCATCAGGTACTGCTGATACAGCTATCGCCTGGAACACTGCAATGACGATTGCCAACACTGGGTTGGCAACCTTCAGCAATCATGTAGATGTAGCTGACGCTTTTTCGTTACGTTGGGGCGACGGTGGTGAGAGAATTCAAGGTAGCAACGCAGGTAGTTATGTAAGAATATATGCAAATGGTTTGGAAAAAGCAAGATTCGATAACACAACTACTGCAGGCAATACGGGTATGTATCTTTGGGACGTAGATAGTGGAACACTTCAACGAGTATCAGTCGGTGCAGATGATTCTGGTGGTACAGGATATAAAGTATTAAGAATACCAAATTAAACAACAAGTATAGGAGAAAGAAAATGCCAGGTAAAGCAAGTGCACCAATGAGCGTAGAAACACAACCAGTAGAAACAGTAGATGTTGATACTATTCAAGTAGTAATGATTAGTATTCATATGCCACATCTTAGCAGTGAGAATTCACTTGACGTTCAATACGTTGGCGGATTGGATGACGGTAACGGTAATATTGATTGGAAAATGGACAGAAAAATGACACTAACAGGCGTTGATTTTGATAATTTAGCAGGTGGTGCTGCAAGCGGTGCAACTGTTTATGATGTTATTAAGAATGCTGTCTATGCCAAACTAATTGCAGATGGTGTGTTGCCAGCAGATGCTGTTATTTCGTAATATTGTATAAATACGATATATTGAACATTAGGAGACAAAGATGGAATTTGAAGGAATAATTTTAGCAGATGGGACAGATATTGCAAACCTCACAGTTGAAGGAGGTGATGCGACTGCACAGGCTGCAATATTAACGCCAACTACTGGACAATTGTTTTTCCGGACCGATTTATCAGAACTTCAAGTGTATGATGGGGCAACTTGGGTTGCAGCGTCAGGTGGAGGTATTACTGACCATACAGCATTGAGCAACATCGGTACGAATACTCACGCACAAATTGATACACACATTGGTGATGGAACAATTCATTTCACACAAGCGGCCATTTCTATTACAGAAAGTCAAATTAGTGACTTGGGTGCTTACGAACCAGCATTCTCAAAGAATACAGGTTTCAATAAAAACCTTGGAACACTTGCTGGAACAGTATCGGAAGGCAATCACACTCATGGA